TAAAAATGCCGGGGTATATGCAGAAGACCTTACGATGGCAGAACGGCTTCAGTCTAAGTCTGATAAAATGACGGCGGAGTATCTTCAGAAGCATGGCATAAACACAGGTGATAAGTTTTTAGGACTAACGCCTGCTGGGGTTGCACAGGCCATGTCAAACATGGGTTACACCGGCCTGGGCATGGTGTCCGGCGGTGCTGGCGGTGCTGCAGGGCTGGCTGCAACCGGAGGGAACCCGGTTGGCGGTTATGTTGGCGCTGGTGTTGCTTCAGCCGGAGTGCTAACATCTGCCGCTAAAAACCAAATCATGCGCGCCTACCGGGATGCCCTGAATGAGAAAAGGGAAGAAGCGGGTGAGCCTATTCTGTCAGATAAAGAATGGTTTGAAACAGCAGCGGCCTTCAATAAAGAAGCCAATAAACACGCCCTCTGGGAGTCCGGCCTCGAGACAGCCGGGGAGCTTCTCGAGTTTGGCGCTATTACCGCCCCGCTCAAAAAAATAGTTGGAAAAGAAATAGCCGAGCGGATGGCTAAAAACTGGATAGGGAAGACCGCAAATGTTGGCGTCCGGAGCGCGGCTGCAAGTGGATCAGAGCTTGCGACAGAAGCGGTCACACTTCTCAAACAAGCGCCGATTGAAAAAAAAGCTGGTCTTAGAGAAGACGTACCTGAAAATTTTCTCGAAGCCGTTAAAGAGGTTTACCCGGTTGTCATGCCGATGGCGATTATAGCTGGCGGCGGGGCGAAGTTGGGTCATGTCGCATATAAAAAAGCGTCTGAAAGAATAAAAGAGGCCAAAGAGAAGCGGGCTAACACCGCAGTGGAGCAGGCAAAAAAACTGGCGGAAAGCCTTATCGGGAAAGAACCCTCTGATACCGGACTGAGAGACCGGGATTTAGCTATTATCGCAGAAGAGATACTGAACGATATTGAAACAGGGCTTTATGACAATCCGGCGGTAGCCAACGACTTGGCCGGTGAGGTTGAAAGAACCCCGGGGCTTTTGGATGCCATTGAAAAAGCAAAGAATGTGCGGGTTGGCGTGATCCCTACCCCCGCCACGCCCAGTCCGTCTTTATCTGAAACCAATCTCGGGCCCGACTTTAAGAATGCCCCGGTAAACCGGTCCGCTCTCGACGCTGAGGATTCAGAGAAAAACAGGATTCGGCAGGTTTATGCCCTGAAACAGCAAATTGCTGCCGTAAAGCAACAAGCTCCCGGGGAAACACAAACTCCGTTCCGGGCCCGGGTTATCAAAAAGCTTGAGGCAGACCTGGAGGCCCTTGGCCCGGTTAATCTTTCGGCAGAAGCTGCAAAGCGGAACCAGGTTGTTCTCTCCGGCATGAAGCCTGAGATCGCCGGTTTTAATGTGCCGAAGACAAAAGAGGACGTTTTGGCAGAGCAGGCTTTAGCAGGGGCCGAAGAGACCGCTTGGGCCGACGAGCAGAAGACGATACAGAAACAACGCAACGATCAACAAGTCATTTCCTTAAGGAAGAGGCTTGCGGATCTCAAAAAGCAGAAACAGACCAAGCCTGTAAAGAAACAGATAAAAGAGACGGAAGATCGTCTGGGCTCGCTGAAGCCCGCGGATATAATTCGCCAAAAAGCAAGGGAAAACCAAGCCCGAATTGATGCCGGGCTGTTCCCAGAAGAATTCCCGGAGCCTCGGACATTTGAGAATGCCCCGGTAAACCGGCTGGCCGGGAAAGCGAAGACTTTGGCCGATATGTCGGCAAGCCTCCAGACGACCGAAACAAGGGGTGTGGCGACCGATAAAGAAGGAAATCGATATTCTTTCGGTGCATCGTCTCCAAGATGGTTTACAAAACTGAACGAAAAGACGAAGTCTGTAGGGCAGGAGTTTTTTTCCAGGAAAGAAATTGACGTACTCGCAAGGAAATACGTCTCCAGGGCGAAGCTGACGGCGAAACAACGTCAGCGCATGTTTCTTCTTGATCAGGCGGTCACCGATTTTGAGAACGAAACTGGTAAAGAGAAAAAAGGAACAGTAACCCCTTCTCCTGAGACGCCCCAAACAATCTCCAGCGAACCACTGGCTGCACCACAGTCTGACGTAACCAACACCCTTACCCCAACCGATAACAAATTGTTACCAGTTGCAGAAGCCAAATCAGTCCCCGCCGAAGTTCTGAAAGACTACCCGGACCTTGCGGCAAAAACAAAGCCGGCAGCATGGGAATCAAGTGAGCTTGTCCAAAGTCCGAACATCCAGATAGACAGAACCGAGGCAAAGAAGCAGGCCGATGGATCGTTTAGGCTGTTCTTCCGTGGCACTCGCAATGAGGTTTTTGCCGGGCAGACGTTCGGGTCCGCATCCGAGGCCCGTCAATTTTTTAAAGTCCAGCAGGCAAAAGCGCAGCAGGATGCCGCTTCCAGCAGAAAAGAACCTGACGACAGCCCGAAATTCAGCCTGACTGAAGACAAATCTCTTTATATCACACACAATATCACCGAAGACAAGCTGCGCCATGCGCTAGATCTTGGTGGATTGGCAATGCCATCCTCCGCCGTGTCTAGTATTAAAAACGAAGCAATGGTGAAATTTGGGGATATTTCTCTTCTCGCGCACCCTAATTTTTTACAGTCTGGTAAAGTGCGTGTGTTTGACGCCGATATTTATTCTCCGCGCTACCCGGCAGCCAAATATGATATTAACGAAAAAGCCATTACCGATTTTAATAAATGGATAGATGGGGACTGGAACCCATTCGTGTCGACACAAAACAAGTGGTCCGGCCATCTTGATGGTTCTGACATACAGGGCCATGGCCTAGACGCCATTTTAAATAAAAATTCTGTAAAGTATGCATGGCTTCGGGATAATGGTATTGCTCCCAAAATAACCAAGAACACGGAATCGCCGTATAAATCATTGAGCCAGGCTTTCAGGTCTCATAAAACAGAAAACGCCTTCCGTACTTTCGTAAGGGAAAAGTTTAAAACACTCGTTACCGGGCGCAAGATTTTAAAAGGAGTTACCTCTTTAGGCAACCGGAGGTACATACCGTATACTCTTGATAATATTATAAAACAAATGCGGTCGGGCGCATTGCGTAGTGGAGAAGCTTCTTTTTACGGCGTCGGCAGCATCCGAGCGTCACATGCAAAAGAATACAAAAGCCTCGGGAGCATCAAAAAAGACAAGGACCGGCTAGTTAACTCTGAACAAATGAACAAAATTAAAAATGACCTACAAAACCAACTGTCAGATCTTCTTGAATCGTTGAAACCGTTTTATAAATTTGAATCAACGTCGTTTGGTTATTATGATGACGCAGGTCGCGCATTAGCTGAAGGGCGCCATGGTATAAACGAAACCTTTAAAGAGTTGCCGAAAGAGGCGCTTGATAAGATTGACGCTTTTTTAAAATCTTTAAAAGAGGCGCCGACTGAATATTTTGAAGCGAAGGCTCAAAGGATTGTCGGTTTTAACGAATTTCACACGGCAGTTGTGCCAAAAAACACATCGCCGGACGTTGTTGCCGCACTAAAAAAACACGGTCTAGCCATCAACTATTACAAGAACGGCGACAATGCCGACAGGCAGCGAGCTATACGGAAAGCCGATAAGGTGTTGTTCCAGAAGACCACTTCTCTAGGCAGCGGCTTTCCCATTGCCGAAGTTAAGGCCATTGTTTTGCCACTTTTGAACAAGCTGACCGCTGGACCAAAGGCTCACTTCGTTCAGTCAGAAGCGGAGCTTCCCCCCAGGATTATAGACATCATCCAGCGAAAAAACGCATCCGGGCAGATTGTCGCCGTTAATGATCGTGGTGACATCTATTTCGTGGCAGACAATATCCGTTCGACCGAAGATGCAGAGTCTGCATTCCTCCACGAGGTGTTCGGGCACTACGGTGTTGAGGCGATTCTCGGCAAGGAAAAAGCCAAGCGGTTTTTCACCAGCGTCTGGATGAGCAAGCTCAATGACCCGGAGTTCATGAAAATCGCCACTACCTACGATTCAGACCTGTCCACGGTTGCTGGCAAGGTGGAAGCGGCCCGCGAATATGTGGCAAAGCTGGCAGAATCCGGAGTAGACAACTCACTAATTACGAAATTGATCGGCATGATCCGGGGCGCCCTGCGGAAGTTGGGCGTGAAAATGAAGATCAGCAACAACGATATCCGCCAACTAATTGCCCTGGGCGCCCGGCAGATGAAGGGGGTGCGGTCTAAACTGCTCGTTGCCGAAAAAACTGTTAATTTTCAGATTGCTGAAATGGTGAAGCATGTGCTCGGCATTAAGTTAGACCCGGCACAACCATCCGACGATGTTTTTTTTATGCGGACCCCCGCTCCTACTCCCGCCCCGATGATTGACAATTTCAAGGCGCTGAAGAAAGCGTTCGGCGAAACGACAGCCAGGGTGATTCGGGGTAAGATGCCGATTGCTTATGATCACAGTGAAGAATTGATTGCTTTTCTTCAAAAGAAAGTGCCCGTCAAGTCGCATCTCCCCTACATCATCACAAATATGGGGATGGAGTTAGAGGTAGAGTTTTTATCCGAGAAGATGATCATTGTAGCGCCTGTCAAAGAAAAACTTACGCTGTCCGCTAAGGAGTTAGCCGAAAAAGCAGGATATAGGCTGACGGAGACGAAAACTCGAAAAGATGTTCTTTCGTTTCGGTCAGATTACTCAAGAAACAGTGTAATATGTACGTACAATGACATAGAAGGCCGGTTGCGTGACCGTTTTATATTCTGGTTGCGCCGGTATAATGCTGATGTAACGCCGAGGGCCGAAGAGTTAACACAAGATAATCTTACCCCGGAATGGAAAAAATATCTGGAAAAAAGGGGTTGGTTAAAAGATGACGGGACGTATGCCCTGTCTGGGCTAAAGAGAGAACGGGAAGATCCTTATGGTACGTCGTCAATGTGTGTGCAAATCTGGCGTAAAAACGATAAATCAAAGGGGTCATTATGGATTCTCAACAGATATAATCATACCCTTCAGGACGGGAAAAATCCCGATGTTACATACAATAGAAAGCTAAACAAAATTATAGATGGTCTTGAGGACGCCATTTATGATTATGTAAAGATAAAAAAACCCGCAACGACCACGGACACGCCCGTCCTCTCCCCCGGCATAGTCGAAGACGCGCAAGGGAGCCTATATCACTATGCCCGTGAGCGGAATGGCGTATATTGGGGCGACGGTTTTATTATGAGTGGTGGAGCGGCTACGATTGTCAACCCGGGCATTGAACGAGTGGTGGAGGGGTTTGTTCTGCGGGCTGACGGGATTGTAAATGGGGTTGGCTTATTCGCCAACTACGAGAACAGCATTTTTAGCCTTATCGGCAAGACCCGCTTTGGCAAAAAAGGGTTGATTGAGTGCACTACAAAAGACAACAAAAAGTTTTCTTTTTTTGTGCAAAATGGGCAGATAATAAGATTCGATACCGGCGATCTTACTGAAATCAGCGGCTACTCCCTGTGCGACAACGCCGCCCTGACTTCAATTGCCCTGCCGAACGTGACTACCATTGGCGCCTTCTCCCTGAGTTACAACTCCGCCCTGACTTCAATTGCCTTACCGAACGTTGAAACCATTGGTAATAGCTCCCTGCGTGACAACGCCGCCCTGGCTTCAATTGAACTGCCGAACGTTAAAATCATTGACAACTACTCCCTGAGCGGCAATGCCGCCCTGACTTCAATTGAACTGCCGAACGTGACCGCCATTGGCAACTACTCCCTGCGTGACAACGCCGCCCTGGCTTCAATTGCCTTACCGAACGTTGAAACCATTGGTAACAACTCCCTGAGCAACAACCCCGCCCTGGCTTCAATTGAACTGCCGAACGTTAAAATCATTGACAACTACTCCCTGAGCGGCAACGCCGCCTTGGCTTCAATTGCCTTACCGAACGTGACCACCATTGGCAACTACTCCCTGAGCAACAACGACTCTCTGACTTCAATTGCCTTACCGAATGTGACCACCATTGGCAACTACTCCCTGCGCGGCAATGCCGCCCTGACTTCAATTGCCTTACCGAACGTGATCACTATTGGCAACCACTCCCTGCGCAGCAATGCCGCCCTGACTTCAATTGCCTTACCGAACGTGATCACTATTGGCAACCACTCCCTGTGCAACAATGCCGCCCTGGCTTTAATTGAACTGCCGAACGTGACCACCATTGGCGACCTCTCCCTGATCGACAATGCCGCCCTGGCTTCAATTGCCTTACCGAACGTTGAAACCATTGGTAACGATTCCCTGAACAACAACCCCGCCCTGGCTTCAATTGAACTGCCGAACGTGACCACCATTGGCAACTACTCCCTGAGCGACAACGCTGCCTTGGCTTCAATTGAACTGCCGAACGTTAAAATCATTAGCAGCTACTCCCTGTGCAACAATGCCGCCCTGGCTTCAATTGAACTGCCGAACGTTAAAATCATTAGCAGCTACTCCCTGTGCAACAATGCCGCCCTGACTTCAATTGCCTTACCGAACGTGATCACTATTGACAATTACTCCCTGCGCGACAACGCCGCCCTGGCTTCAATTGCCTTGCCGAATGTGACCACTATTAGCAACAGCTCCCTGAGCAGCAACCCCGCCCTGACTTCAATTACCCTGCCGAACGTTGAAACCATTGGTAAAAACTCCCTGCGCAACAACGCCGCCCTGGCTTCAATTGCCTTGCCGAATGTGACCACCATTGGCAACTTCTCCCTGAGCGACAACGCTGCCCTGGCTTCAATTGAACTGCCGAACGTGACCACCATTAGCGACTACTCCCTGAGCAACAACGCTGCCCTGAAGAATATTATTTTACCTTTCGGGAAGAAAATTGTCCGCAACAACAAGACGTTTACGGGTGTGAGAGCCGAAGATCAGGATAAGCCGCTGTTTCAAACCGTAAAGGCAGGCGTCTCAAATTTTTCCGGCGTTACCACAAAACAGATACGGTCTTTTTTTAAAGGCCTTGATTCCGGCCGGTCGCCGGATGGTAAGGTCTGGGTTCGGATCGGCAAGCGAATCGTAATCGTGGAACAGGTGGAGGGGTTGATCAACAAGAGACAGTTTGTGGCCACCCTGTCCATCCGGGATCCCGGCAAAGCGTTCGGTGCATACAAGAACAAAACCATTTATTTATCTTCCCTGGGTGATAAATATACGCTGGCCCATGAGGGCATCCATCTTCTGGATGACATCGGTCTGATAAATAGGCTGGAGCAGACAGTTATTGAAAAGGCGGCCGGTGTTGAGCGTGGGGCCTCTGTCGGTGACCGAGCTGAAGCAAGGGCTGAATATCTTACCGCCTTATTGGAGGCCCGCGAGAAAACCCGCAATACGGTCCTGGGCCGAATCGTGCAAAAGGTGCGGGATTTTATTGACGGCCTGCGGGCGCTGTTTGGGGCGACGGTCGGGCAGGTGGCCAAGGGTATTGAGACCGGGCAGGCGTTCCAGAGAGAGGCCGGTAAGGGTGAGAGTGGGGCTGGCAAGATCATCCCCCTGCTCGAGCGGTTCAACGACCAGAGCGATGATATCCGGTTCCAAACAGTAGGCCCTGCCGATGCCCTTGGCACAGCCGATACAATCGACAAAAAAGCCGCTGAGAAAACCAGAAAGGCCGTCGATGCAATTATAGCCGACATTAAAAAAACCACAAAGAAAAATACTATCACGGTCTCTGAGACAAAGGCCCGGAAGCTGGCCAGTGATTACGTTTTTCTTAAGACTATGATGAAAGACAACAGCGTTGACTTAGAGCAAAAAATAAAAGAATACAAGGCTTTCCTTATGAAGTTGCCCCCCGGCGTCAGAGCGAAAGCGCTGGCCGGTATGCCGAAAATAGTCACGGCAAAAACCAAAAAGACGCGGCAAAAATATTTTGACCAGGTTATCGTTCAAGCGCAAAAGTTTCTCTCCGAAGAGGTTAAAAAAGAACTCCGCCGAGACATCCATAAACTGCGTCGCAAACCGCGCACGGCCAAAGGCGGAAAGGTAAAAAAGAACGTCCTCTCCCAGCTTGAAAAACTAAACAAAACCGTTTTTGGTAAAACCCCGATAAATACAATGCCGGCGGCTGAGTTTCATATCAACGCCTTATCAAAACAGCGGGAGACGCTAGAGGAAAACGTTCCTGATTCGGACAACAAGATTGCTACAAACAAGTGGTTTTCAGATATCGAAGACATTGACCAGAAGATTGCTCTGATAAATACCTTCGGTGGCATAAAGGAAATGTCCGAAGCGCAGCTTGTCAATGCTTATGAAGAGTTACAGAGGATAATCGCTGAAGGCCGGACAAAATGGCAGGTAAGTGAGGCCATACGGAAACAAAAAATGGAGGAAATCCGGGGACGCCTTGACCGTGAGATTACTGGCGAAAAAGCCCCGAAGCCGGAAACCATTGGTCAAAGAAACCAGAGAATCCGTGACCAACAAAAAGCGTGGAACCGGATCGCCGACAAACTATCTCAATTCGATACCATACATCAAAGCTGGCGGTTCTTGATGGACAAACTGGCCAGAAAGTCCGGGAAGGGTACGCTGAAGTCCGACGCGGTTGAGATTATCGGTGGGGCAGCTCATTACGCAACAAACGAAGAAAACGCGCTCAACGGTGCGGCGATTGCTATGATAACGAAAAAAGTGAAGGATTTGATCGGCGGAACGGGGCACAAAGTCAAGAGATGGGTTGATAACCAATCAAATAAAGAGGATCTGTATATACTAACGTATGAAAATGGAAAGAACGAACAAATCAAATTGACCCCGATGACGGCGGCATATTGGTGGGCAGTAAAACAACGGGGCGACGCTCTCGCCGAAGATGGTATGGCAATGGTCAATACGACGTTCCAGAAAATGGGTGCAGACGCAGCTTTTTTCGGGCAGATTAAGAAAACGATTGATCCCGCGGTGATTGAGTTATCCAGGTGGCTGTCAGAGACCCTGGGAGAGCACATCTACCAGACCGTTTCGCCTGTTTACAAACAGCGGTTTGGCGCCGTCCTTGATCACGGTCGAGCATATACCCCGATTCAGCGACAAATTTTTCGTAAAGAGAGGGATGTTAATTTGCTTCAGCAGTACCAGGAAACGCCGTCGATTATTAAAGGAGCACTTCACACGCTGACGCACTCAACCAAGTCCATTCGGGAAACCAACCTGCTAAAAGTTTGGATGGATCATATATATGACATGAACCATTTCGCGGCTTGGTCGATTCCAATACAGATGATGCAGAGTGTTTTCGGCAACCCGATCACTAAGGGATATATTGAGCGGATTCACGGAACCAACATGAATTTCGCCATAGACGAGTTTATAAAGAAATTTACTGCCGGTCGCCGTAAGCTCAAGGATGTGTTTAATGTTTTAAATCTCGATTCCTGGCGGGGCCGGTTCAGCTCGGCCGTCATTGGCGCGAACCCTGTTATTTACATCAAACAGCTTACTTCCATCCCGGCAATGGCGGCGGATATCCCGACGAACGATTTTATCGCCGGGTTTGCCGACTTCCTGAATCCGGCAACCGGCAGCCCTTTGGAAAAAATGCGGATTCTCGGAAAATCTCAGTTCATTAAATCGAGATATGAAAAAGGCCATACCCGGGACGTGGCCATTGCCAGCAGGAAGACCCTTGGGCAGACAATCGGGCAGCAACACAACTGGCCAACGAAACTGATGTTTCTGGCACGCCTGGGCGACATGCAGGCCATTTATGCCGGAGGGTGGGCCGTCTATAAGTATCACCTTGAAGCCGGTCTTAAAAACGGCTTGGGTGAGCCTGAAGCGAAAAAACGGGCGATTATTAAATTTGAGGAGGTCGCAAGAGATACCCAACAGTCTGGAGAAATTATGGACCTGGGCCTTGTCCAACAGGGAGGCGACTTTTCAAAGCTGATGACCATGTTCTTCACTGCCCCGGCCAGTTATTATCGGGAGATATCCGCCGCCATCAGAAATATGCCTGCCAACCCTGGTAATTCCGCAAAAAGATTGTTTCTCTTCTGGGTGATTGTCCCGGCAATGTTCGAGGCAATAGCCTCCCTTCCGCTGGTATTCGATGATGACGATGACGATTTTACTCTTTTCTGGAAACGAATGTTCCGATCTGTTGTTCTCGGGCCTACAAATGGGCTTTTTCTTGTCAGAGACATCGCAGAGACGCTGTATAACATTCTGTTTCTAAAGAACGATTCCGGATGGGGCGACGCTCAATATTCTCCGGTCGGCAGCGTATCGGATACAACAAACAGGATTGCTAAGGATCTCCGGGAAATAGTCGAAGGCGACGACGATGATTTTGAGAAGCTGTTAAAAGACGCCGTCGATATCGCTGGTTATGTGTCGGGTTACCCGCTACCGGCCGCAAGCAACTTGATCGAAAACTGGGTGGATGTCGCTGCCGGGGACACGGAGCATCCTATGGCGCGGTCTATCGGTTATAGACAATGGGCTACCGGGGATTAGTGTCGCCTTTCAACGAGCTTGCCATAATTTCCTCTGCTAAAAGATACAATTTTTTTGTGAATTCATTGAAACGCCGTCGATTATCAAAGGAGCGCTTCACACGACAGATAGGGACCCTTATAGTCAAGCTCACAATCCGAACAAGACTCTGAACAGGGCGCTAAATCCTCAATCAGACACGCGCACTCACCTGCCGTGTTATATAAGCCGTCATATCCGTTCTGGATAAGATATTCTTTGACAATTTCCAAAACATTCATGGCCTTTCCCTCTTCCCTTAATAGATTAACGCAGCAGCTATATTATAATGGTCTCGTAAAAAGTATTCTTAAATAATAGGTTGAATTAATTTGATAAATTGTTATTTTTCACTAGTAAAGTTTTACTTTATTTTGATCTTTATTTACCACACGGAAAAAAATTTTCTCTGTGAACTCTGTGGCCTCTGTGGTGGTGAAAAAAATTTAATGCTAAAATGGAATATCATCGTCAAAATTTTTAGGCGGCGGGGTCTGATTCTCGGAGGATGACCCGCTGGAATAACCGGAAGACGGCTGGCTGGACGGCTGGACGGAGGGCTGAGCCGCACTCTGCACCCCCTGGGCTGCACCGGATACTTTCCGGCTGGAATAGCCGAATTCATTTGATGTGCCGGCTCCCTTTGAATCCAGCATCTGCATGTCGCTGGCCACAATTTCCGTGGTATACTTGGTCACGCCGTTCTGTTCCCAGGACCGGGTTTGAAGCTTGCCTTCAACGTACACCTGCTTGCCTTTGGCCAGGTATTCCCCGCAGATTTTCCCCAACTTGCCGAAAGCCACGATCCGATGCCATTCGGTGCGCTCTTTCTTCTCATTGGTGGCTTTGTCCATCCATCCCTCGTTGGTGGCGATCGTAAAACTGGCCACCGCCATGCCGCTCTGGGAGAACCGCATATCCGGGTCCTTTCCCAAACGTCCGATCAGCATTACCTTGTTGAGTCCGCGTGCCATTTAATCCCCTCGCTTTTTATGAGTCTGTTAATCTGCTTTTCCAATGTAACCGCCAAAATAAAGAATTACTAAGGTCATGATTATTCAAGTGGTCCCGGAAAGTTCGTCTCTGAATTTTACTGTGTGTCTTTCTTGCCTCATGATTGTCTCGTCTCTTGAATTTTTTTAATGGCAATTGACTTCGGCACGCTCCAAAACGGCTCATTTTTTGTCTCGGGATTAGATTGAGCTTCATATTCACTTACAAGCTTTACCCATTTCTCGATCTGGTTTTTTGCCGGTGGCCTGTGCCCGCTGACAGTTTTTTCGAGCCTTAGCTTTTCGCTCGCATATGCTTTAGCCTCTCTTGTCGCCGTCACGACCAGTCTGTCGTATGAGTTCTTCAGATCGGTTTCATGCTTGGGATCGTCGGTTTCAGGTTTGGGATAGCCGATTTTAGGCTTGGGATCGTCGGTTTCAGGCTTGGGATCGGGCTGGCCGAAAGGAAACGGTCCCTTATCGATGTCAAGCAGGCTTGTAGCTGAGGCAGCGACATCCCGCAAAAGTTGGTGTGCATCTCGTAGCGCCAGACTCGTGATGTTAATTTTTCTTTTTTCACACTCATTTTTGATAATCGCGGCCTTGTCCACACTATAGCGATGTTGCAGATCTTCATTGTACGGGTTCCACTCTTCCTTTTGGGGAATTTTTTTTCCTGCGTTTGTCCCGATCTCTAAACCGTCGCTTGTTTGTGCGCCGGGCGCAGGGCTGTCTGCGCTAGATTTGGGCTTAAGTTCAGGCTCTGCGCTAGGTTCGGGCTTAAGTTCAAGCTCTGCGCTAGGTTTGGGCTTAAGTTCAGGCTCGGTCTTTTTTTTCAGCGCGCTCCTGAGAGCATCAATGCCGGATATAGACTCGCCCGGTTTGGCACGGACGATTTCGAACCAGTCGCTCAGGACACTCATATTATCCTGCAGCGAAGTATAAATTTTTCGCAAACTGACGATCTGGGATAGGGTAATTGTATCAATGCGGCGCTGAATGCGCCTTTCAATCATTTCCTTCTTAACGCCAAGAGCGTTAAATGCGTCGATCATTTTTTTGATAGCCACAGGGGACACATCGGTGCTGGCCTTCAGAGTCTCCTCACATTGACTAACGGCGACATCGATCACATCGCCCGGTATGATGCCTAGAATACACGCCCGCAGACGCCGGCTGCCCTGATTAGCCGTTGCCTCGTAGATGTCGCGGCCGTCTTCCAGCGCGTAATTTCCTCGCTTCGTGTACCGAACATGCTTGACTACAAAAATTTTAACCTGGCGCACATTGGTTTCTAAATCCCAAGCATATGCCATCATTTCGGATTCGCCTTGGTTTTGCGCGATTTCTTTGATGCCATAGTCTATGTTTCCCCAATTCCGGGCCATAACTTCGGCCAGCCGAATTGAAGGACCGGAGATATCTGTACCGCCACGGTTATAAGAGTAAAGCGCTTTTTCGGCCAGCCCTGGCCGCTGGCATTCCCTTAAGATGCGATCAACGCACAGTTGCGGCATTCGGCCGAATCGTTTTGCCAAAATGATACCCGCCTGGACTTCGGCCACTGCCCGGGAGGTTTCAATACTAATTGCGTTGTTTTCTTGACTTTGGCCATTCCCGTAGGGATTCATAATTTTGTTCATTTTGAACTCCTCACTTAGTTGTTTTGATTAAAAATCTTCTATAACTTGGTTTGTCTACCAAAATTTTATGCACGTCTCCCAAAATTTTATGCACGTCTCCCAAAATTTTATGCACGTCTCCCAAAATTTTATGCACGTTTTCAAACTTAAGAGATTTAGCCCGTCTCTGCGAACCGATATGTCAATTACTAATCGGCTATAAGCCGATAGCTTGCAAGTAAGTCGGCTGAAGCCGACTCCCTGCGATAGGTTTATTGACTAAAACCCTACCTGGATAGCATGTAGCGTCCAAGTAATTTTGCTATACAGAGCAGTAATATCCGCCACATTAACCGCTGCAGGCGCGTGGCGTTTTTGCACTGACTCCCAAAATTTTATGCACATCTCCAGACTTAGTTGCTTTGATTAAAAGCCTTCTAGAGCCTGGTTTATTTACTAAGTATTGCCGGAATAACTCCGGTTGCTCTGTCTGGAATCGCTTCTCGTCTAATCTAGTAGAATCCTTGCTTTTTTTCCAAGTACACAGTGGAGCGCCGTCCAATCCAATGAGCGTATCCGCTTCGCCCAGAGCTTGTAAAATTTGGAACTTAAATGCTTCTTGCTCTACCTCGAGAGATTTAGCCCGTCTCTGCGAATCGATATATGCCCGGACTGCCGCCTCAACCTCGGCTGATGCCAAGACCTGCGCGGCCATGGACTTTCTGCCATACAGAGCAGTAATATCCGCCACATTAACTGCTGCAGGCGCGTAACGTTTTTGCACTAATTCCCAAAATTTTATACACGTCTCCAACAACATTTTCTGGATTTCTACGTCCTCTCTAATTGTATAAATTTCCGGCACGGTGCCGTGAAATGAAACAGGAAGATCGGTGATGGTCCGACCGGCCATCATCATATAAAATTGTACCTGAGTCTGATAATAAACCGGGATCTGATCGGTGCCGGGGTTCCCCCAGTCAACGGATGACCGTGCCGTCTTGATCTCAATTACTCTGTCCGGGGTCAGACCATCCAGGTGGGCGATCAGGTAGGGATATCGGGGGTGCTGTAATGGGCCGGGCACAGCGACTGTCTGACCCGTATATTGCTCATACCATTGCAGTATAACAGGTTCAACCATGCGCCCGTAAGCCATGGCTGGATTATCGGGCGAGCCAGCCGATTCACCGATTTTTTCTAAATAAATTTGCAGCGGTGTTTTCCACGGCGACACGCCACAAATAGCGGCTACGTCTGAACCGCCGATTCCTTTTGTTCTATCCATTTTTTCTCCTTTGGCCCCTATCGGGGCCGTTGATGTCCAGGCCGTAAGGCTTGGATATTCCCGGATGCGCCGGGTCGGTTGCTTTCTTCCACGGCATAAATCATATTATTTGCCAGATACCATCTCTCTAAATTTGGCAGCTTGAGCGGCCTGTATGGTTTTCCGTGCGGCATCTTCTGCGACCCATGTGGCGGCCTTTGTGTCTCTTGTGGTTTTCCGTGCAGCCCATGCGGCGACCCATGTGGCGATTCCTGTGGCGATCCCTACGACGTTCTTTGCGACATTCTTTGCGACGACCCCTGCGGCCACTAGGGCGGCCCTTTCGGCCAGTGTGGCGGCCTTTTCGGCCAGTGCGGCTTCCCGTGCGATATCTCCTGCGATGCATGCGTCCTCTGTGGCGACCCCTGTGGCAATCCCTGCGACGGCCCTTGCGGCGGCCCCTGCGGCGGCCCTTGCGGCACCCCATGCGTCCTCTGCGGCGTCCTTTGCGGCGGATAGTTCTTTATCGGTGGCCTGTCCGTTAGCGTATCTCTCAGCTACACCGAGAGCATTTAAACTTCGTTGATCTGTCATCAGGTATTGCCCTTGCCGTGCGCACCACACAGCATACAGTCGCCATACCCGATTATACTCTGGTGCAGCATAGCAGCACCAGAGAGCATCCTCCAAGCCATTGCTGTCGAGGATGACGCTAAAAGGCAACGATTCATCATCTAACATGGTTTTGCCAAGATATTTTAATAGTTTTTTCCATCCTCTGGAACCTATATTGCACATTTGAATTTTGTTTAGCGTTGTTGTCAATTGCATTTCTCTCTCCTTTTTGTTTTCCCGGATGCGCCGGGTCGGTTGCTTTTTCCTGCGGCATAAATCATATTATCTGCCAGATACCATCTCTCTAAATTTGGCAGCTTGAGCGGCCTGTGTGCTTTCCCGTGCGGCATCTTCTGCGACCCATGTGGTGGCCTCTGTGTCTCTTGCGGTTTTCCATGCGGCCCATGCAGCGATCCTTGCAACGGCCTGTGCGACGGCCCTTGCAGCGTTCTTTGCGGCCAGTACGGCGGCCAGTGCGACTTCCCGTGCGGCATCTTCTGCAACCCATGCGGTATCTTCTGCGACCCGTGCGTCCTTTGCGGCGGCCCATGCGGCGTCCCTTGTGACGGCCCATGCGTCCTTTGCGGCGGTCCATGCGGCGGATAGCTCTTTATCGGTGGCCTGTCCGTTAGCATACCTCTCGGCCACATCGAGAGCATTCAAACTTCGTTGATCTGTCATCAAGTACTGTACTTGCCGTGCGCACCACACAGCATACAGTTGCCATACCCGATTATGCTCTGGCATAGTATGACAGCACCAGAGAGCATCCTCCAAACCATTGCTGTCGAGGATGACGCTAAAAGGCAACAATTCATTATCTGCCACGGTTTTGCCAAGATGTTTCAACAGTTTTCTCCAACCTTTAGAGCATGGACTGCACATTTGGATTCTATTCAGCGTTGTTGTCAATTGCATTTCTCTCTCCCTTTTGTTTTCCCGGATGCGCCGGGTCGGTTGCTTTCTTCCACGGCATAAATCATATTATTTGCCAGAGACCATCTCTCTAAATTTGGCAGCTTGAGCGGCCTGTACGGTTTTCCGTGCGGCATCTTCTGCGACCCATGTGGCGGCCTTTGTGTCTCTTGTGGTTTTCCGTGCAGCCCATGCGGCGACCCATGTGGCGATTCCTGTGGCGATCCCTACGACGTTCTTTGCGACATTCTTTGCGACGACCCCTGCGGCCACTAGGGCGGCCCTTTCGGCCAGTGTGGCGGCCTTTTCGGCCAGTGCGGCTTCCCGTGCGATATCTCCTGCGATGCATGCGTCCTCTGTGGCGACCCCTGTGGCAATCCCTGCGACGGCCCTTGCGGCGGCCCCTGCGGCGGCCCTTGCGGCACCCCATGCGTCCTCTGCGGCGTCCTTTGCGGCGGATAGTTCTTTATCGGTGGCCTGTCCGTTAGCGTATCTCTCAGCTACACCGAGAGCATTTAAACTTCGTTGATCTGTCATCAGGTATTGCCCTTGCCGTGCGCACCACACAGCATACAGTCGCCATACCCGATTATACTCTGGTGCAGCATAGCAGCACCAGAGAGCATCCTCCAAGCCATTGCTGTCGAGGATGACGCTAAAAGGCAACGATTCATCATCTAACATGGTTTTGCCAAGATATTTTAATAGTTTTTTCCATCCTCTGGAACCTATATTGCACATTTGAATTTTGTTTAGCGTTGTTGTCAATTGCATTTCTCTCTCCTTTTTGTTTTCCCGGATGCGCCGGGTCGGTTGCTTTTTCCTGCGGCATAAATCATATTATCTGCCAGATACCATCTCTCTAAATTTGGCAGCTTGAGCGGCCTGTGTGCTTTCCCGTGCGGCATCTTCTGCGACCCATGTGGTGGCCTCTGTGTCTCTTGCGGTTTTCCATGCGGCCCATGCAGCGATCCTTGCAACGGCCTGTGCGACGGCCCTTGCAGCGTTCTTTGCGGCCAGTACGGCGGCCAGTGCGACTTCCCGTGCGGCATCTTCTGCAACCCATGCGGTATCTTCTGCGACCCGTGCGTCCTTTGCGGCGGCCCATGCGGCGTCCCTTGTGACGGCCCATGCGTCCTTTGCGGCGGTCCATGCGGCGGATAGCTCTTTATCGGTGGCCTGTCCGTTAGCATACCTCTCGGCCACATCGAGAGCATTCAAACTTCGTTGATCTGTCATCAAGTACTGTACTTGCCGTGCGCACCACACAGCATACAGTTGCCATACCCGATTATGCTCTGGCATAGTATGACAGCACCAGAGAGCATCCTCCAAACCATTGCTGTCGAGGATGACGCTAAAAGGCAACAATTCATTATCTGCCACGGTTTTGCCAAGATGTTTCAACAGTTTTCTCCAACCTTTAGAGCATGGACTGCACATTTGGATTCTATTCAGCGTTGTTGTCAATTGCATTTCTCTCTCCCTTTTGTTTTCCCGGATGCGCCGGGTCGGTTGCTTTCTTCCACGGCATAAATCATATTATTTGCCAGAGACCATCTCTCTAAATTTGGCAGCTTGAGCGGCCTGTACGGTTTTCCGTGCGGCATCTTCTGCGACCCATGTGGCGGCCTTTGTGTCTCTTGTGGTTTTCCGTGCAGCCCATGCGGCGATCTCTGCGACGGCCTGTGCGACGACCCCTGCGGTGTCCCCTGCGATGACCCTTGCGACGACCCCTGCGGCGTTCCTTACGGCCAGTGCGGCTTTCCGTGCGGTATCTTCTGCAATCCATGCGTCCTTTGTGACGGCCCATGCGTCCTTTGCGGCGGCCCATGCGTCCTTTGCGGCGGCCCATGCGGCGGATAGCTCTTTATCAGTGGCCTGTCCGTTAGCATACCTCTCGGCCACATCGAGAGCATCCAAGCTTCGTTGATCTATCATCAGGTACTGCACTTGCCGTGCACACCATATAGTATACAGTCGCCATACCCGATTATGCTCTGGTGCAGTATGACAGCACCAGAGAGCATCATCCAAGCCATTGCTGTCGAGGATAACGCTAAAAGGCAACGATTCATCGTCTGCCACGGTTTTGCCAAGATATTTCAACAGTTTTCTCCATCCTTTAGAGCATGGATTGCACATTTGAATTTTATTCAGCGTTGTTGTTAATTGCATTTCTCTCTCCCTTTTGTTTTCCCGGGTGCGCCGGGTCGGTTGCTTTCTCTCGCCTTTTGTCTCATAACATATATCCTCATTTCCTGCTTGTCAAGTTTTTTTTTAACACTTTTTTATTTTTAGCCTCTTTTTTCTAAGGCTTGATTTTTGTTGTGTTTTTTTATTCTGGGTACATTTGTTCTTCTATGATGTAAAAAAATAGTTGACAAACAGTTTTTATGCCATAGAATATATGGCATGGGAAAAACAGCACTACGACAATATCTTGATTTAACCGGCCTCTCATATCGCGAGGCTGCCCGTCGCACCGGGCTAACCCATCAGTCCGTGTTTATGCATGCCCGGGGCAAAACTCCTATCGGCGCGGCCAGCGCCCTGATTTACTACAGAGTATTTGGGATTAGCCTGGAAAAATTGCTGGCAGACAAAGCTATGCCCCGGCCCAAATGATTTTTTTGAAAAACCACAGACGGCAAACATGAAAGTCAAAATATCTACTGTAATAAAAAAAATACTGCTAGCTGCGGTTATCATAATGCTGGTTAAGCTGCTTTTCCGCAGCGGTTTTCTCGGGTTGCGGGACTGTCTGGTTTGGCTGATAGAGAACTGAGACGCTGCTAAGTTTTAGCAGATGGCCACGCCAAAAAACGTTCAGAATGCTGGGCTGCTTGAAAATAATAAAGACAAAATTATGGTTCCCCAAAAAAATATCAAATACGCACACCCTGACCAGATATAGGTTTGGCGACAACGGCAACGAAGGGATCTTCTTGGCGTTCCCTATTATATCATTGTCAAACTGGTGGGGTGCGCACTTTTTTTAAAAGGGGTTTATAATGAGTGGCGGATATTTCGATTACAAAGATCATCACATCCCGGCATTTTTCGCTTGGCATAAAGAATAAAATGGAAACAAATTTTGAAATAGCCATGGATACAGTTTTAAAGCACGAAGGTGGTTATACTGGAGATCATGCAGGCGCTACAAAATATGGAGTAACATTAAGATCTCTTAATATTGATATAGACGGTGATGGAGATATTGATTCCGGTGATATCCGGGTTATGACGTTAGCGGATGTTATGCGGTTTTATAGAAGAGAATGGTGGGATAAATATAATTTTGATAAAATTGATAATAGTCTTATTGCTACTAAATTTTTTGATCTGGCAATTAATATGGGGATAAAACAAGCCACATTGATTGCTCAAAGAGCCTTGCATGCTTGTAGTTGCCCTGTAAAAGAAGACGGACTGCTTGGTGATCAGACTTTTAAAGCCATAAATCGGGCAGATGAATCGCTTATTATTGCTATCAGAAGCGAGGCCGCAGGATTTTATCGAGGGCTACTTGTTCAAAAGCCTGAGTTCGAAAAATTTAGAAATGGCTGGCTGAACCGGGCATATTCATAAAAAACCCGACATTTTCGCTTGACAACGCCGCCGGTTGATGACATGGTGGCGATAACCTGGAAATACGGCATGCCCAGGAAACCAACTGGAGACAGAAAATATCCCTCACGAAAATTTCACATGCGCACCCCGAGTCAGGACTCGGGCCTGACGGCAACGATGCTCTCTCCCTGACAATTCTGTTATAGAGTCCTCCATTACATCGTTGTCTGCCGAGCGAGGTGCGCATTTTTTTGAGCGGAACTATGCAATTTAAAATTCGCCCATCAGATCGTGTGATCCCATCCTCTCCTTTTGTTGATTTCATTATAACACGGTTTTGATGGACGATTTTTCTTTGGAGGCTCCATGAAAAATAAAGCCCAATATTTTCGCTTGACAACGCCGCCAGTCGATGACATGGTGACGATAACCTGGAACTACGACATGCCCAGGAAAACACGCAGGGGAGAAAAATATCCCTCACAAAACTTTACGTGCGCACCCCGAGTCAGGACTCGGGCCTGACGGCAACGATGCTCTCTCCCTGGCAGCCCTGCCATAGAGTTTCCCCTGCACATCGTTGTCTGTCAAGTGGGGTGCGCATTTTTTAAAGGGGAAAATTGTTTTATGAGCGGAAGAACAATGGCAATAAGCACAAAAGACGAGATTGTTCAGAGCATAAATTATCTCGAATATTACAAAACCGAGCTTGGGCAATTATTGAAACCCGATAGACGAGGTTGGGCCACGGCGCTATGCCCATTTCATGAGGACACTAAACCGTCCTTGGGAATTGATGTTCACACAGGCATATTCAACTGTCCAGGATGCGGGGCTAAAGGTGATGTCATAAGTTTTTATAAAAAAAAACATGGTTGCGATTTCAAAACCGCCATTATTGAGCTTGGCATTATTGCGGGCGTAAGGGGGACCCAGACAATTCCCGGCAAACAGAAGGGCAAACGGTCCGGAAGCAATCAGCCAACACAAAAAGCCAAAATAACAACGGTATATGACTACCATGCCGCCGACGGAAGTCTGCTGTTTCAAGTATGTCGGTTCTCACCCAAAGATTTTCGGCAACGTCGCCCGAACGGACATGGCGGACATATCTGGAACCTCCAGGGAATTACGCCCGTTTTATATCACCTTCCCCAGGTGCTGGCCGCCGATCAGGTAATCGTGGTTGAGGGCGAGAAAGATGTTGATAATCTATCTGCCCTCCAGGACATTGGTGTTGTGGCGACCACTTGTCCTATGGGTGCGGGCAAATGGCGCAAATTCTATACCGAGGCCCTGCGCGGTAAAAATATTATAGTTATCCCGGATAACGATGAGCCAGGCCAAAAACACGCTGTTCAGGTGGCCACGGCGCTTTACGGTGTGGCGAAGAGCATTAAGGTGGTGGAACTGCCCGGCCTGCCGAAAGGCGGTGACGTGAGTGATTTTATAGCCCGGCATAACGATCCACTGGTTGCCGTTTCTACCCTCATGGCGCTGGTCGAGAAGGCGCCGGTCTGGATGCCGGGAACGGCGAAACCAACGGACGATGAAAATATCAACTTCGCTGATAGGCCCCACTTTACTGATATGGGAAACGCCTTTCGGCTAGCCCATTTTTGTGGTGAAAATATCCGTTACAGTCATGAAGAAAAAGGCTGGTATGTATGGAACGGCGACCGCTGGATGCAGGATAATACCGGGAAAATAAAATGCCTGGCGAAAAAGATGGTAAAGCTGCTGTATAAAGAGGCCGCCGGCTTACATGATGACGATGCGTGGAAAGCACTCGTTAATCATGCCTTGAAATCAGAAAGCGATAATCGCATAAAAGCCATGATGAGCTTGGCTGAAAGCGAGCCGGGAATACCTGTTTTACTAAATCAATTTAACACTGATTTATTTTTATTGAACTGTCAAAATGGAACTCTGGACCTAAGAACTGGAAAACTTAAAAAGCATGATCCGAAAGACCTGATAACAAAAATAACTCCTGTTATATATAAT